CCATCGCCCTTGCCTGACGATGATTCTCCATCGCCCTTGTCTGTTGTCTCTGTTCCTCCATCGCCCTCTCCTGTTTCAGGCTCATCAGGCTCAGGCATGGGATCTAGCAAATGTAAGAGATCTATTGCTACGCCAATAGATGTAGTAACGCAATCACTTGCGCTCCCTGTATCTACGATAGACGCAATTCTGTTTCTCCATTTGTTTGCTATCGTTCCTATGGTATTGGAGGTACTCGTAGTGTACCCACTCCCACTATGTGGGAGGTGGCTTAAAAGATGAGCCATAAAGTCTAGGTAGTAGTCTTGAGCCAACAAACCTACTTTGTTTGCCTTGTTGATCTCTTTACGCACTCCCTCGACTACTGCATCAACACAATCAGTTCTAAGGAACTGTGCATTTGCCAACTTTGCGCTCCTTAGAGTATCTAAGGTATTATTCAACCTCTCTGCAAATCGGTAAATCGCGTGTACGATTGCCCTATCATGTTCGTAACCGAACTCTAATGCAATTCGTCTAGTATAGTCGTTGACAGATGCCTTAACTATCTGTTTCGCATTTAACGGACTAATCTCGCTCTTCGCACGTGTGCCTGTTACTAGCGTAACTGCAAACGGATCATTCGCCTGTCTATATGCCTCTCGCGTATGCGAGTTGCTATCACTCTCTCCTATGTTCACTTGCCCATGCGTACCCTTGCTAGAACGAGTGTCTATAACCTCTATTTCCTTTCCAAATGCGGAACTTAGAACTATCGAGTGATTGTTTGCACGAGGATCGCTCTTCCACGTATCTTTTCTAGGTTTTCTTTTTGCCTTAGCCACTATTCGCTCCTCTCTTTCTTGATTGCATCTGCAACCGAACTGTTTATGTTTATGTCTTTGCCTAACTCCTCAAAGACTGATCGTGCGTGAGTGATAATCGCTGTTTCGCTACCCTCAAACTTAGGTGTTATGGTTACCTCAACCGCTCTCTTAGCGTCCATACCCGCTTTGATGGTTTGCCCAAGGTAGTACATATCTCTCGTAGAGATATATGTCAAAGGATCTCTTCGCAGTAATTGAGCGAATCTAACTATCCTCTCGGATAAATCCTCATCGTTAGTTGAGTTGAGCATAGCCTGTTTTTCATCTGCCAATGGCTCGTTGATTTCAATCACACCTCCGAACCTAGACATACTAGCCTTGTCCTCTCTCATCGTTCCTATATATCCGTTACCCGCAGGATTCGCACTAGCAATTAGACAGAAATCCTCGTGTACAGGAACTTGGTCTATACCTCCCTCAGGTAGCGCCCAATAGCGACCTTTGGTGTCAAGAATACCGAACATCTTGGATTTTAGTTCAGGAGTCGCACGTGTGTACTCCTCAATTCTGACTATCCATCCATCAATGATCGCTCTCGTGAGAACTCCATGCTCCCACACGATTGTGCCATCGCCTTTCGGTCTCCATAGACCAACTAGGGATGCTATATCCATTCCCGCATAGCAGTTGAACCCAACGCTACCACGACCAACCGATCTAGCAACCATATCGGTCAAGACTGTCTTGCCCAAACCTGTTCCACCTACAAGCATAGTAGGTGTGCTACTCTTGACAAACAATTCGAGTTCATTTGCCACTTGTTCTCCGAACTTAGACGGAGCGAACCAACTTGGCGCACTTGCCCACTTCTTGCTCCTCTTAACACCGCTCTTACTAGGAGACTTCCTAGTACCGCTATTGTCCACCACAAGCGGTTGAGAACTCTCGCCCTCGTTCAGAGTTTTTAGCAACTCTGTAAGTCTTGATTCTTCAATCGGACTCATTTGTACCTCCATCGCTCTCGCGAGACTTGTCTATAATTTTTTTAGTCATTTTAACGATGTCCTCTTCGGATATGTCCTCTAGTGCGGACTTAACCAAACCTTTCATCTTTTTTTCATCAACCATCTCTGATTCACCAAGGTTGAAGTCGCTCGCTATCATGCCATACGTCTTAGCCATCTGTTGCATGGTCTCGAACATACGATCATCTAGTTGTGCGATCTCTCGTTTTCTCAAGAAGAAATCTAGCATTTTTGCTAAAGCCTCTAAACCTGAGTGTTGCTTTTGTATTATCTCGTGCAAGCGTGCCTCGTTCTCAGTCGAGGCAATTCCAATATCCTCAACTTTACTGCCAGTCGCACGTGCGATTGCTCCTCTTACTGCTCCCTGTCCCGCCTCACTATGCGACCAAGATGCTAGTAGCGTAGATACACAAGCTCCTACTCTCTCGCATTGCTTGTCCGCATCTTTCTTGTCGCACAAATCACACTTGTGTAGGTTGAAACCTAAACCACCTTGGCTTTCGCCAATTGCTAAGGTTGCCTTGAGTTTGCAAGGGCAATCCGCAAATATAGAAATATTTGCTACTCCGTCTCCCTCGCACAAGTCAGTAAAAGCACGATCGAAAAATTCCATTACAGAATTAGGTATCGTAGATACACCACTAGGGTTTTCTATGATCTTAAGCGCCTCGGATACACTCTCGTAACCGATCTCGACCGCTTTTACTGATGATTTTTTACCGAATTTACTTTCGTTATTTTGTTGTTCGCTTGACTTGTCTGCCATGTCGTGTCCTCTCTCGCGTTTAGGCTAGGCGGTTGCCTTTTCCTTATCCGCGTCCGATTTTTCTTTGTCCTCATCGGTCTCTTCGACCTCGTCCGATGATTCTTTAACTATCTCTTCTAACACTCTGTCAACTCGCTCTTGCGATGTCTCTTGTGCGTTTAGCTTTTTGATAGCCACGCCCGCAAGTTTTAATAGGTCTGCGGAATTATCCTTACTCTTAATAAGCATTAAGAGATCTTTGCCACTCTTGCCCTTAGGCGCCATGCCCAATAGCTTTGCATACAAATGACGTTTTTCTGATTTACTCGCCTTTGTAGGCTCATCAGGTGTAGTCATAACACTCTCCTCGTGTCGTTTTTGCGGTAATCAAATCGATAACCACATATATATACTATAACCAAATGCAACACCTTGTCAAATCCAACTCCCTAGGTGCATATACCTGTACGTACTTAGGCAACTCGTGTGAGTCGCTCAGGAAGTACATCTTTCAACTCGTAAAAGCACGAGTCAGAAAACCAAGCATAATGTTGTTTCGTTGCTCGGTCATACCTAACCCTGAGCGTAACCACCTCATCTATATCCGCTAGAGCGAGAGAAATATTGAACGCTTTTTTGTTACGCAGTAAAGTGCGTATTTCGTCCCAATCGCTCTCGTTCTTGTTAATCTTAAACTCCCTCATCGCCCGAGCGCTCCACCTTACTCAACCTGTTTAATAATCTTATCCTGTGAGGTATGACAACCTCTAAATTGCATTTATCACAACATCGCCCTTGCTCCTTTACAGGAGAGGGATTGTTTCCCTCGTCCAATCGTATGTAGTGCTTACCATTGCGAGATGCCAAAGAACAAAGAAATCTTCCACAGAACACACACGTTTTTAACTCGGTCGCTTGTCCGTTCGGTATCTTGCTCATCGTATCGCTCTTATCTCTGATCGATCGCAAGACGTGAAGTAGAGGTCTCGCTCGATCCCTAGACCTAACACGCCTGTGTAGCCTTCTAGTTCAGTAAGACTGAAATAGCCATACTCTCCCTCTAGTATGTGTGCATATCCGAAGAACATTTTGGTCTCTTCGTCATACGTAATCGCATACCAATCTCCCGCTCCTGTGGGATTGAAATAGTGAGCGATCACTTTTTGTTCCAATTCAGGGAGTTTTTTGTTTTTCTCAAATTGCTTTAGCAATGTTTTTGTAAGCAATTTCATCGTATCGCTCCTTTCAGGTGATCCCACCTAGAGTCGCCATCGTCCGACCGAGTATCTCGGTCTAGTTGATCCAACTCCTCAGGAGTTAGTTCCTCGTCTTTCCACTCGCCCTTGACCGCTCTCTCGTGAGCGTCAAACATTTCTGCAAGTTCACTTGCATCAGGTATGTAAACCATTTTAGTCCTTTCTCGCTAGTGCGATCGTATGCACTTATCGAAACTTGTTTTGTTTTGGTGTCAAGGCTAACCTCGACAATAACAGTCTATCCCATCATCCTACTAATAGTCAAATATACTATTTGACGATTAGTATCTTAGCGGTGTGTTGCAACCATCGCACGTACATTTGTTCGCTTGAGTCGCGTCCACCATACGTTCAACTGCGCTAATCAACTTATCTAGCTTATCGTCAATTCCGAGATCAATTCTCTTGATGTCTACATCAACGATGCTAGATATAGTTCGCTCTTGAGCGCGTCTCTGCTCACGCTTAAGTTGATGTTCTCGGTGGTGTTCACTTCCGATTTCATCGTATCCGCTCCTTAATTGCTTTAGCAATCTTTTTGTAAGTTCTGCTGATAAACCCATAGGTTTATTCTCCTTTCTCTCGCACTTATGCGAGGCTCTTTTTTAAGACTGCGTTTATTGCAGAGCCTACACTTGATACGTGCCTCAACCTGTCCGCGCTTATGCGCTCGTGTAGGGCGTCAGGGCGCAGAACCAAGTACGCCAACTCACTCTCGGTCGCGTCCGCGATCCAATACAAAGTTGCTCCGTCATCGGGTGTGAATAGCACTTGCCAAAGCGCCATTTTTGGATTACTCATCGTTGTTTTCCTTTCTCTCGCTTGCGCGAGGCTATTGTATTTACAATAACGCTAATCGACTTTACGTTATTTTTGTGGAGACCAAACCTACGTTTGCTATCTCGCTTGCGGTCTCTCCGCTCCCACTTGTCCATAGGAAAATCCTTTCTCTCGCTCGTGCGAGACTTGTTTATTTTGTTTTGCCAAATACTCTAAAGCAGGGTAAATTAATAGTAAATTTACCTGCTCTTAAGAGTATTATCGTGCCTGAGTGAGCAAGTTCAACCGCTCAAGACTTGTTCTGCTTTCGACTCTTTAGAGTCATCATCAGTTCGGACACGCATCCGAAGAGCAGTTGTTTACAACTGAGTCAGTTTAGGCTCGTGACTCAGGAGCGAGAAGTTATTTACTCTTCTTTAGAAGAGCCTCTCCCTTAGGGATGATGTCATCTTTCCCTTTCTTGAAAGATGCAGAAGGCTTCTTAGCCTTATCTTCGCCTTTGAATTGGCTACTCCAATTCATCCTCTTGAGTTCCATATCAGAATGATATCGGTCATTAGCCTCTTTAGAGGCTCGAGCAGATTTATCTGCTTCCGCTCTAGCCTGTTGCTTTACGATTGCTTTAGCAAGTTTATCGTAATCAATCCCATCTTTAGATGGACTAGAGTTCTTCTTAGAACTCTCCTTAGAGGCTTTAGCCTCTTTCTTAGTAGCTTTAGCCACTTTGGAACTCTTCTTAGAGTTCTTTTTAGAAATCTTCTTAGATTTCTTAGGAGTTGCTTTAGCAACTCTGCCTGTAATCAGGTCTCTGAAAGAGCCATCAGGAACAGGGTAGCCTGAGAGTTCCTTGAACTCCGCTCGTGCTTTCTCTGCTTTAGCAGAGTTGGCGTTTAGCTTTTTCAAAGCTACTTTCCACGTCCACTCCTTGAAGTCCTTAGGGACTTTGATCCCGTTGTTCTTGGCTACTGCCAAGCTAATAGTTCGGTTGTTTAGTCTTGTACGAAGTACAGTCATTGGATTTCTCCTTTGGTGCTTTAGCACCGCTTGTTTTGGTCGGCTCATCTGAACCGATAATCAAACTCTATAACGCCCTATAACATTAGTCAACTACTACTTAGTTGACGAATGTTAAAACTTACTACAAAGATATGGTTTTATACCATATCGTAGTAAAGGGAACGCAACATACTGCACTATCTAGCCTTGCCTAAAGGCAGTTTGCTATAGTAGAATTTGGGAATGGGAAATAAAACACGACTTACCAAAGTAGTTGGTAAGAAAATTTGTGATCTTGTCGCACAGGGGAACTATCCTAGTTCTGCGTGTGAACAAGTTGGAGTACCAAATTCAACATTTTTCGGTTGGCTCAAGCGAGGCGAGAGTACACAGGAAGAACCGTACCACTCTTTCGCACTTGCCATCAGAGTCTCAGAAAGCATTTCTGAGGCTAGTGCCATTGCCGAGATTGTCGAGAGTTCTGATTGGCGCGCACGTGCGTGGTTCTTGGAGCGGAGATATCCTGACAGATGGTCTCAGAAAAACAATGGGGAAGATAGCTCTGCTATAGGGCTTATTGAGTTGCTGAAGAGCCGACTTGCCTCACACAAGCGGGAAGAACCGCCCGCGCTACCCGAGCGATCAGGGCAATCCCTTGTCATTGATGACGTAGAGCCGAATGACGCTGAGTCGGACGTAACACCACATAGCGGTGATGGTGGGGGTATGCTTTAGCATTCGTTAGGAGGAAGAGGAAATAGGGATGGTTCTATATTTATTTTTTGCCTTAACCTCCCCTGCTATATTCTTTTACACCATTTTGCGCTCTTGACAGAAGTATTTAGTATAAATACAATTCTTTTGGGGGAAAGGAGAGAGTGTTGTTAAGAGAGAGAGGGGAACCCCCTTTTCTTATTGCAATATGCAAGATATTGCGCTACCTATGTTTAATCTGATATATTTTATTCTATGCCTTCGTACGACTATATATGCAATAACGATGAATGTAAGGTAGAAACCTTTTCGGTACTAAAGACTGGCTTTGAAGATACCTGGGAACATTGCCCCAAGTGTAATGTTAAGAGCAAGGAACGTAAGAAGTTCTATCAATTCAGCTTTACTATTTAGGATATGCTTACAGAAGATAGAGATATATTACTTAATGATCTTGGGTTTCAATTAACCAAAGAGCAAAGAAAGATATTAGATCATCCCGCACGTATTAAGTTAGTAGCAGGTGGTGAACGCGCTGGTAAGTCCTTCATGGGCGCAGTCAATATATTATCTAAGTTTGATGAGATTCAAGACAATGGGATTATCTGGTTGGTAGCCAGAGACTATGAGAGATGCCGAGCTGAGTTTGAATATTTATTAGATATGCTTGGACGCCTAGGTTTCTTGAAGTCTGCATCTAAACGTATTGATCCAGGCGAGATACAATGTGTTAATGGAATCCGAATTAAAACGAAATCTGCTCAAGACTATAGGTCTCTTGCGATGGAAGCTCCCGATGGTATTGTGGCTTGTGAGGCATCGCAAATAGACTTTGAGTCTTTTTTAAGACTGCGTGGTCGTATTGCAGAAAAGAGAGGTTGGCTATTTTTAGAAGGTACGTTCGAGGCTAGTCTTGGTTGGTACCCTTCGCGATTTGAAGCGTGGCAAATGCACCCCAATCTAGATGACGCAATAAGTTTTAGCCTACCTTCTTGGTCTAACTCTATTGTATATCCAGGAGGCAGGGAGGATCCTGAGATCCTGAGTCTTGAAAGGCTACATAGTGATACGTGGTTTATGGAACGTCTTGCTGGGAAGCCATCACCCCCTAAAGGATTAGTTCACCAAATGTTTGATGTTGCGACACACGTAACTGATGATGCGCAGTATGTTGCGGGAGAGCCTGTTTATTTATGGATAGATCCAGGGTATTCAAGTATTACTCAGAGTGCGTACGCTGTTGAGGTCGTACAAAATATTGATGACCAAGTACGTATTATTGATGAAATATATGAAAGAGAAATGACAACAGAGGATATTATAGAAATTGCACAAAATCGTGAATGGTGGCAAGATGTAGATTCAGGAGTAATCGATATTGCGGCACATGCGCAATCGGAAAGACGACCTGTTGATGTGTGGTGGCATAAGGCAAATGTGTCAATGTTAAGTGAAAAAGTTGGGATAATGGATGGGATTGAAAGATTTAATACTTTTTTGAAACCTCACCCTATTACGAACAAGCCTAATATAATATTTAATCCAAAGTGTCGTGGTATCATATCTGAATTAGGAGGATGCCAAAATCCTTTTGATGGGCAAGTCCATGTATATTCATGGAGAACGGATAGAATGGGTAACGTGGTCGGAAGGGAACCGAGAGATGCTTTCAATCACGGAGCAAAAGCTATTGTTTATGGTCTCGTGATAAACTTTGGTTACGCAAGGCTTGCTAAAGAAAAAACTAAAATTACTGTAAAGAGATGGTAAATGGCAAAGATTGACGAATATTTAGATAAAATCAAAAAACGTTTTGAATCTGAAGGTTTTAAGCAAGCCAGACTAAGAATGGAAGAAGATTACTCTTTATATCGTATGAATAAATATGATGCAGGAGAAGGCTTCCAATCGTATACATCCAATACCCCAAGAGTTTTAGCAGATAAAATTATGGCGTTTCTTACTACGTCAAGCATGGTAGTCCGTGTTCCCCACGAAAGTAAAGACGAAGAGAATAGAATCATTGGCGCCAACAAAGAGAAATGGGTAATTGGTGCATTGAACCTAGCAGATGAAAGATTGCTTCGCATGGGACAACCAAATATACGCGAACAATTATCTTTCCATATTACACTTAGAGGTCATTTTGCAGGAAGGTCTGTTCTTAATACCAGACCAAACGGAACTACTTACGTAGACATAACCGCGTGGGATCCCCTGCATGTTATTTATGAGATGGATGATGAAGGTATTGCTTGGATTGCACACAGAAAGAAAAGAACTAAAGAATCAATCAAGGCTATTTACAATATGGATGTCTCTGCTCCTGAACAAGAAGCAGAAGAGCAAGGTATTGATGTGTGGGATTATTATGACAGGGAAACGAACTGCATAATTATAGATGCGGGTGGTCCTAAGTTCGCCAAGAAACCAACGCCTCACGGAGTACAAATAATGGGCATGCCCTGTGCGCCATGCTTTGTGGGAGTTGTGGGTCCGCAACCCTACGTTCAAGGTGATTTATCGAGTGAGTATACTTCTCGTGAATACGGTGAATCGGTATTTGCGGCTAATCGGCAACTTTTTGAGGACTACAACTTTGCAATGAGTTCGATGAAAACTCTTATGTCTAGGGCGACAAGACATCCATATGTTGTAACAAGCCCTGATG